CAGCCGTTACAGCTTTCGACGCCTCGGATGTACCCAGCGTAGTAATGTCTACATAATTAATCTCGGTGCCTGTGGCCGTTATAGCCGTGCTGTCGTTTATCTTAGGCGACGTAAGCGTCTTGTTGGTAAGTGTCTGAGTTGCAGTGTCAGAAACAAGGTTGCTTCCAGCGGAGGGCAAGGTCAGCGTGTTTGTGGCGGTTTCGGAATGCGGTGCGCCCTGCACAGTCTGCGCGTGTGCGTTGCTAGACTCGCAATAAAACTTGATTTTCGATACTGCTCCGGCATTCTTTAGGTCTATCAGGCCACTTTCAATGCCGACATTACCGTCAATAGTTACCTTGCCGGTAGCGTCCTCAAAAACAGCTTTGTCTGACGGGTACGCGCAAAATATAATCTTTGATCCTGCCTGTAGGTTTACTGCCGATCCGCTGTTTGAGCTAGCAAAAACCGTCGTTCTGGTTAGGGTGTTCCCCGAGCTAGCATAAGTACCCAAGCCCACTTCAAACGCAGTGTTGTTGGAGTCAACAATCCCGTAGTAAGTCGTATCACCGTCAGACAACACTGAAGAGAACGTAACAAAATTGCTTTCAGCGCCCGCCAAAGACACCGCTCCAACTCCAGTGGTTGCTGTGGTTTCTTTAACCCGGTCTTTAATTACAAGAGTCATAACATAACCTTCAATAATTTCCCCATATGCTTGGTCCCAGCTTGGCAAAAGCCACAAAACCTAAACTTTGATTCATCCATTCGTTGTGACAAAAATCATTGTCTTCGGGTGTTACCGGAGAAATGCCTTCCTCGGAAACATTAAAAAGCCCTATCGGCACAACCTCCGTATCGATAAAGGTAAACTCTCCCCGATCATTGATGCCTACTTTTTCATCTTCGCCGTACCAAACCTGCACAACTTCTTCGTCGTTGTCAGAGTGGCTGAGAGCACGTTTTAACGCAGTTATCGGGTCGGTAGCCTTGCCCCATGCGCCGGACATTCCGCCACAAAAGGCAAAAAACGTATAGCCGTTTGGCAACAAATGATCCTCCATCTTAGGGAAGGGCCATCACCCTGAGAACCCACTCTTGGCCTTCTTCCGACCATTCATACATATTTCCGTTGGTTGGATACGGGGACGGGGCTTCCCAATCGTAGTCGCTGTTTAGCGTCCAGCTAGGGTAGGGCTGTACAGACAAAAACACATTGTTGACCGAGTCATACCTTCCTCCCGGAGAAGCAAAACGCTTTTTAAAGTTGTTGTTGTAACTTGTCTGCACCCATGTCCCGCCGAGCAAGTTTTGACAGAATTCCTTGCCAAGTTGCTCCTGCTCAACCCCGTCCTCATCCGTAATAACGTCATTGTTAACAACAATAACCCTAAGAACGATGCCGTCGTCAGAAATTTCTGCAAAATGCGCCATATCTAAGTTATCTCCGGGTGTTTAATGATGACAATTCCCGAGCCGCCAGCGCCGCCTGTGGCCGAGGAATAACAGCCACTATTATTACCGCCACCGCCACCGCCGCCAGAGTTGACGCCGCCTGTGCCGCTACCGCCATTACCGCCGTGACCAGCGCCGCCGGAGCCGCCACCGCTTGTTCCACCACCGCCACCGCCGCCAGCGTAATAGTAATTTGACCCACTCTGTTCTGCTCCATTTAGATTGGAGCCATACCAGTTAACAATGCCGCCTGTGCCGCCGGAGCCGCCAGAGGAGTAGCCATTACCGCCATTACCGCCGTTGACGACACCGTAGCCTTTTTCGCCGCCGCCGCCGCCGCCAGAGCCTGCCACGCCATTACTGGTTCCATTACCGCTCGAATAGCCGCCGTTACCCCCGTAAGTGCCGCCAGTGCCGCCCGCTCCATAACTTCCCGCACCACCGCCACCAGAACCCGAGGCGTTGCCGTTGCTTGTTCCGGCCATAGGACCACCGCCCCATGTGCCTCCTCCTGCACCGCCATTCGACGTAACACTGTTAAATGAGGAGTCACTGCCAACTGCGCCGCGTTGAGAAGAACTTCCCGAACCACCAGAGCCGCCCGCTCCTATCGTAACAGTGTAATTGCCCTCGGGAACATCGATTTCGCTACCAGTGTTTAGCCATCGAAAAGCACCTGAGCCACCGCCTGCGCCGGTCGCACATATTGGAAAACTGCCGCCACCTCCGCCGCCACCGCCAACAATCACATACGCAACATCTTCAAGTGTTCCGCCGGATACAGACAAGGTGCCTGTGGATTTAAAGTATCTAAAAGTTTCGCCGCCGTTGTTGTAAACAACATCCCCGCCAGTGACCTCAAGTTTGCCTCCTGCGGCGCTAAATCCGCGAGCAGAGCCTCCCCCGGCTGTAGCGAGCATAGGCATTATGCGAACTGCGTCTGACTTGCAAAAACTGTAAACGCCGAGTTGCCTGTTTTAATAACAGTAAACACATACGAATCTACAGAGTTTGCGTTACCAGAAGATGGCGCAGTCCCACCAGACCATTCTGGAGTAACATTAGAACCATCTATCCGCAGAGTGCCAATGTAATAAGCTGAACTGCCCTGCTTCATTAATATCGCACAGGTCATGCTTTCGCCTGTTGCCATTACGGAGTTAAGCGATGTAGAGCCGTCTCCACGAAGATTAATTATACTGTTTCCGGTCTGATTGGCGTTGTAGAACTGCACCGCCTGCGTCAAAAAATCAAAATTGAGTGTGCCGCCTGTGACTGTCGAAATATCTACCTTTTCGATTATCTCGGCAAGTGATGTGGTGCCAATAAACTCAACTTTAGCGCCTGCATCTGCGGTGACTGCTTTTGACGCTTGTGACGTGCCAAGCGTGGTAACGTCCACATAATTTATCTCTGTTGCTGTAGATGTGACACCATCCAGAATGTTTAGCTCTGCCGTAGTAGAGGTTACACCATCCAAAATGTTTAGCTCTGCCGTAGTAGAGGTCACTCCATCCAGAATGTTTAGTTCTGCCGCAGTCGATGTAACTGCCGTGCCACCAATTACCAGTTGATTGGAGCCGTTCAAATACACGGACTTGCCTGCGGGATAGTTAACAAACACTTCCTTAGTTCCTGCGGACAAGTCAACAGCAGAGCCGCTGTTAGAGCTAGAAAGAACCGTTGTTCTAGTCAGCGTCGTGCCGCTTGTCGTGAACGTGCCAAGGCCCACTTCAAAATCATTATTGGTGTCATCAACAATTGCGTAATAGGTTGTATCACCATTTGACAGGACTGAGGAGAAAGTAACAAAGTTAGCTTCCGCACCGTTAAGCGTAATGGTGCCCGTTCCCGTGGTAGTAGTGGTTTCTTTTACGCGATCAGCAAGGACTAAAGCCATGGTTATGCAATCCGGATAATGGCATTAGAGGCATCAGGAGTTGGAAATACAATGGTGAAGTCTCCCGCACTAGACGACTTGTCCGAGCCAAAATCCAGCACAACAATTGTGTTGGTGGTGCCTGACCCTGATCCTGCCGTAGTGTTATATACCAGACACCCGCGCGCTGTTATGGTTGACGATCCAAACGTCAAATCAGCAAAGTCGGTCAAGGCCGTAGTGCCTGACGTGGTGGGGGTGACGTTAGTTAAAGTACCCCCTCCCGCGCTATAACCCGTACCACTTACCTCGTTAGAAGTTGTGTATGCGGTCGTAGACGCATCAAAGCTCGCGCTATTAGTATACAAAGCCAGCTTAAAAGTATCGCCGGAGCTATTAGTAAAATCGTGTTTTGCCTGAAGCAATTCTTGCTTAAAAGACGTACACATGAAGTTTCCTGAAAAAGCCATATCAAAGTCTCCTGATAAGTTCGGCTAGGTCTTTTTGCCCTGCATCACACAGTGCGTTGTAAACAGTAGTTCGGTCACTGGTGACCGCCTCTTTCATATAAAAAACAAGGACCGCACTTAAATGGTCTTTGTAAGCAAGCGCCTGCTCTTTAATAGCGGGCGGGGCAGTATCAGAAACGCTGATAAGCTTATTAAGGCATCGCTCGGCCACCTCTTCCGGGGTGAAACCGCGATGGTTGGTAGTTTTAACTTCAACTATTCCGGGGCTTATTTTACCCCCTTCTACCATCATTGTTTAGGCCTTATTAGCATTCCAGTGCGATATTGATCCGTAACTTCTTTATTTTCACCGAATTGTTTCATACCCGCCAACGCCATTTGAAGCTGTTGAGTATACAAAGCAATCATATCCGGCTCACCTTTCATGAAAGTATAAGCTTCAAGCAAGCTACCGTATAGCATCGCTAACGGAGCATTTTCACTAAGCCAAGACGTAGCGGTGTCCGCCAAGCTGGTTAAGCTAGCAGGTCGGTAGTAATAATGTAACTCAGCAACATACGCTTGGTCAGGGGTTGGCGTCAAAATAAAATTAGACCTATCAAATAAGGCATAGTATTTAGGCGCTCCTGTGATTGTTTCATCCGGCCAGTAAGTCTGTACGAAGTTAACGTCCTTAAAATCTACAAAAGTTTTGTCTCCAGCAACTTCAAGGGACAAAGAAAAAGGCGCTAAGAAATCAGAGGGGCAATCCAAATATTTGTTGGTGTTTGTGGTATTTCCCAAAGCGTTTTTACGAAAATCCGTAAGTTGCACCATTTTAAAGATGCGTTCTTCCGCATTACGAATAAAGATAGGCAGGTTGTTGACGAAAGTTGTTTCGTCATTTTCTGCGTAATCTTGTATCGCTTGTTTTAGCTCACCGTATGTAAAACTCATGTCGTTGTCACCGATACAGTACCCACAGAACCCCCAAGGGCCGTGGTAATTTCTATTTCAGAGGGCATTTGCACCGGGGACGCCGAATAAATGCTGTTGGTGGTCTTTACCAAAAAAGCACTGGTAGGGTTGTCTGAATCAGGCCTTGGGTTTAAAAGAGCTTGAGGACCAACGCCTATTTTTGTCGGCTGTAACTGAGGTTGTTTAGGCTCATATTCGTCCGGACCCACCAACAAGCCGTTCCATTCTCGCCGCATTTCGTTAAGTTTGTAACGAAACCCAGATCGGTCAGAAATACCGAGAGCAAACCTACCTGTAGCAAAGCGGGCCATTAAAGAAGCCTTGAATAAGCCATGGACGGCTGTATGTTGAACGAAGTTCTGTCCCTGTCCTCAGATGCGGCTCTTTCAAACTCTTCCTCATATACGGCCTTGAGAAGTTGTACGCGATCGGGCGCTCGTTTTATAGCTAAGTAATAAGCAAGCCCTGCCGCCAAACACGGATAAAACCTGAACGGAATGTCCATGGTGTTTGTAAAAGTATCTGCGTCGTCCATTCTCACCAGCTTGTCAATAATGACAACGTCTGTGCTGTTTTCTGGCACGGGCCAAAGCTTTAGCGTCGGGTCAATTTGACGGTCTACAAAAAATTGTGCCGGTCGAGACTGCGTCGTTTTTGTAGGGATATTGATGTAATCCCCGCGACTAATGCGTTGCAGGGTATAGTCCGTGCTATCCCTACGAACAATTGCGTCCAAAACGTCAATGGTAGACGCGCCCAGAGCATAGTTACCGGTGCCTTTTGTCAGGGTTACCGTAGATTGCTCAATGGTCCATTGGTTTAACCCTCGGTTAGCCCAATCACCCAGCATCAAGTTCAACGACCGTTTGGCCGTTTTAAGGTCATAGCCAGTACGGACTTCTAAGCCGCACCGCTCAAAAGCCTCTTCAACGTAATCGCTTACATCTAGCTCAAAGTTTGTTGAACCTGATACGGTCATTATTTATAACCTCGGACCCGTGGCTTTGGAGGAGACTTCATGGCCTCCTCTTTGTGAGCATTTACACCGCCGCCCGCACTAAAAAACCCCATCTTATTGCGAACTTTAGTGGGCAACTTAGACAGCCCTTTGTTTGCTTTTGGGACGGCTTTTAAATCTTTTTTCATTCTTAAAGAGCCTTTTTTGAACTACTGCGGACGCGAGACTTCGTGACTCCGCCACCTTTTTTCATGGGAGCCGCTTTAGGCTTGGCCGCCATGCCGCCACCACGCATTTTTTTAACAGGGGCCGCTTTAGGCTTGGCCGCCATGCCGCCACCACGCATTTTTTTAACAGGGGCCGCTTTGGGCTTGGCCATCATGGCCCCGCCGCGCATTTTTTTAACGGGGGCCTGCTTTTTCTTAGTTCCCGGCATCACACAATCTCCTGTATGTTTCCTGTCGTTCGTCCCAAAGATGTGCCATCTCAGGATCGTTTAAATAATTCTTATAATACCCTTTTTCTCTCAGCATTTCTGCCGATTTTTCCAACTTAGACAGCCGTTGAATAAAGGTTATTGCATATACATCATCTACCACTGGCTCAAAAGGCACGTCAAACGCTTCTTCTTGATCGTCGTCCGGATGAAAGCCCATGACCCACAGATCTTTTTGAATGAAAAACCCCATGGAAATAGCATGGTTAATGGAAGCAATGTAGTCGTGAAACGCTTGTGGATCTTGCTCATACTGAAACTCCACGTAACACACCAAATCCCATGTGTCGTCATACTGAGAAATAGCTGAATACAGGCCTTGGCGTTTGGCGGAATAACTAAAAGAAAAGCCTACTTTGTCGTTAGTCCACGCGGTTTGAGCATAGGGACAAGCAGGGAGGTCGTTAAAAAAAGGGTGCGCGGTTTCTAGAGCTTCTTTAGACCAAGCCCTGATTTCCTCCATAACGCCTTTTTCTAGATCTATCATTAGGCATACCTAGTGCGTTTTCTTCTATTGGGCATAACCGCACCACATCCCTTGTGGTTTTTGCGTATTTCACCGCCTGTAGCGGCCATTTTTACCTTGGCCGCCTTAGTGTTTGAAACAACTTGCTTGCCCTTAGAGCCTTCGCTCTTTTTCTTACGAGCCGTAGCTTTGCGCTCCGATTGAGACAAGCTCTCTGCTTTGGAGCGAGGTAAACAACGATCGGGGTTCTTTTTGTTTTTTGAAGTGCCGCACTCGCCCGCGATGTTTCCATTACTGTCGATGCGAACCCATTCTTGATCGCGCCATTTGGCTAACTCACCCATTAGGATTTGCCTTTAGATTTCTTGGCGTAATTAGGGTCTTTGCAATATTTGCTGGCGGCCATGTTGGCATATGCCGACGGGTATGTGTCAAAAGTGCGTTTTGCCCACGCTTTACCCGCAGGACAAATCTTACTTCCTTTGCTTTTACTAGACGCTTCGCCGCCTTTACGCATATAGGTGACGGTAACTTTGCCCTGTTTAGGCCCTGTTTTTACTCTAGATCCACAACTGCCCATGTTAACTCCAAAGTTTTGCCGCAAACGGAGATACAATGATTAAAACGGCTAACCCCCAAATTTTAAGATCTAGCTTGGTTAAAGAATCTGAATTCTTGGATATTAATTCTTTTTGGTCTGCTAAACGTTCTTCAATGCGCCTGTATCGCAAATTGCATTCCGCCTCATGCTTTTCAAGCCTAGATAAAACCTCTTCTACTCTCATGTCTACCACGCCTTACAAGACCAATACCTAGCGGAAAACTTGTCTTTAGCGGTATCGCAATTGTGGCGCGCCCTAAAGTTGCTTCTGCGAGCGGGTTGCGATTTCTTGATAGACATGTCGGGATCGCCAAAACGAACAAGCTTTACTTCTGCGCCTTTCTTGGCTAAAACCGCACTTTTCTTCGATTTTCCCGGCGTTTTCTTGGGTTTGTTATACCCTGAGAACGTTTCACCACGATATTGCAACCGACCGGAAGGTAATCGTTTTACATTTTTGGTGGTAGCCATTAGTTATAAAAAACCGTGACATTTGTGATATTGGTTAATACCACATAACACCCGTCTGGAAAAATCATACCTTCATCGGGTAAATACACGTTGTCGTCGGTATTGTTTGCAAAAGCCATGGTTAAAAAAGTATCTCCACTAGCGTCCTTGTTTTTAAGGACAAGAGTTGGAGAGCTTCCACACATGTAGTGAATTGCTTTAATTCTAGCTCTTCCCGCAAAAACCGTGCCGGAAGAGGTCAAATACGTTGCTTTTACCTCGGAAGCCATATTTTTTTACCTTAGCTAAAAAACACCGTGATAGCGGTAATATTAGTAAGCACCGACACATAAATGTCAGATACTCTTATTCCTTCGTCTGGGATGTTGACCGAGTGCGTTTCGCTAGCAGAAAAATCTAAATCCAACACTGTACTGCCCCCGTTACCATCGGTAATCGTAAGGCGGGGAGTGCCCGAAGCAGAAAAAACCTGAATCTGGCGAATACGAGCAGGCCCTACCGAAGCAGAGCCTGTCCCGGTCAGACGTTTTGATCTTACGTCTGAATTAGCCATACATTAACTCCCCTTACGCGAGGTTAATGTTCTGTTGATACAGAATTGTTACCCGAATCTCACCCGCGTCTGTAGCGCCCGTGGTTGTCCAAGTAATTTTCTTGTCAGCCGTGCCTGTATCGGCCCACGCTAATGCGCCGCCAGCCTCTGTAGTGGGGTATTTACGACCCGCGCCAGAAGCCACAGTAATTGAAAAAGAGTTAACAAATGTGGCATTACCGCCGACTGTGTCGCCCACACTTAATACCGCAGTGGCGTTGCCCATAGCGGTAGGGCAGTCGATCACGCAGTCAATAATTTGAGAGTTGGCCGGAATAACAACGGTAGTGTCGTTAGCCGCAGATGCACCGCCCGCCAAAGACCCTGTTGAAAAAGTTTGCGCCATGACAACTTGGCCGGTGTTCTTTACGTTAGAACCCAACGTGGTGCCCGTGGTGTTTTTGATGGTTCCAGCTTTAATGGGGCCAGAAAAAGTAGTAGTCGCCATGAAAATCTCCTGTCGTGGCTAGTGTCATCCGCACCATGCGGATGTCAGGACATGCTTATTGTATACGCAAAAAGAAAGGGCGGCAAATGCCGCCCTTGTAAGATCCGAAGATCTATTAGGCACCGGGGGTGCCGAAGACACAACGCCAATCGGAAACACCGAAACTGTATCGCTCACGCGCTTTGAAACGCATGTTGCCAGTGTCGAAGTCGCCTTCCATTGCAGTCTTGATGGGGCTTCGGTTAAACATCTTGAAGCCGTTAGGTGCATCAGTCTTAATGAAGAACGCATCCGTATCGGTCAAGAAATGGTTAACTACCGCGCCATCGGGGATCATACCCATAGACTTGGTGGCGTTAAGGTCGTTGTCAGCCGTACCCGGACGGAGGTTAGAGTTAATAACTCGCTCTGCAATGAATTGCAGTTCCTTCGGGATAATCAGCTTCATGCCACGTACAGCAATCTTCAAACCACGCTCGTCGGTAAGACCAGCGATATCAATCAGCATCTGCTCAAGAGAAGTCTCGTTGAGATCTGCCGCAGTGGTTAAAAGATTTCGTTGGTTACCCGAAAGAGACGGGTGTGCGGCGGAGCAAAGTGCCGCGCCATCACCAACAGGAGCCGCAGTATTAAAGGCGTTGTTCAGGATCGAAGCGGCCTTAATCTGCTTGGTTTGTGACATGGAACGTGCCAAAGCACGGGTATAACGAGAAGCAAGGCGGTCATACAGATTATCTTCGATTGCTTCCTCAGTAATTGAGAACGCAAGCGCGATAGTCTCGTGAGTATAACGTGCAGTAAATGTTTCCTGCGCGTCATCAAACGAAATAGCACCACCTTCTGACTTGACCGGTGCAGTACCGAAGCCAGATAACATTACTTCTTCTTCAAAGGCACGATCTGAAGATTCTTCGTCGAAGATTTCAGCGTGTTCCTGTTCGTAGCGATCAAACTCAAGTCCAAAAAGAGCGTTAAGCCCCGGCTCAAGTTCCTTCGCCAACTGTGCGCGAGAAATAGCCATTACTTAATCTCCTTTAGATTCCAGTTGAGTCAGCCGTCGTTTGAGAAGCAAACGAACGGGTGCCAGCATTAAAGTGAGCATTCAACCTAACTAGCAGGTGCGCTCCCGCAGACGCATAATCGTTATTTGCGTCGTCATCAACCAAGCCTACGATACGCAAAGGTAACGTTGCTGTGGTGGCGATAGTGCTTACGCCTAGCTGAGAATTCGACTTACCTGTATCGGTAGAACCGGTACGAGCAGAAGTTCCCAAACTAGCGTTAGCAAAAACAGCCGCCAAAGCAGTAGCTCGGTTGGTGAGGGTTGCATCCGCCGCTACGACGAACAGTTGATTGGGGTTATCAGCTACAAGAGCTTTTACCGGGAAGTTAGTGTCTACAGACACGCTTCCTGATCCGGGCCAGTAGTTGAGCCATACAGGCTTCTTCTGAGTAGCATCTTGGTATTGAACCCCGACAAGAACACCAAGGGCTTGCGTAGTGCCGCCATTAGTTGCTCCAGCTTGGCCAATTACGCCTGCGGCTAGAGGAACCACAATTGAGCCATTAAAAATGGCATCTGTGTTGTTACTGGCAATTTCATACTCAGTAACACCGGTGCTGTTAACACCGCTTCCTACAAGCCCAACAGGACGAAGACCGAAGGCAGTTTCTTGATTTGCCATTACTTAGTTCTCCATTCTGTGCGGCCCTATTTTTTGGGGCCGCCGAAAGTTACACGACTCTGACGCTCGGCTTTGCCGATTGTCATCGTTGGATGAGCGTTTTCTCGCAACATATCGCTTTCGACAGCTTCCATTTGATCCGCGTTTCGTTCAGAAAAATACTGAGCGCGTTCTTGGACTGTTTCAAGCGGAATACGTGCGAGCATCAATCCACCGACGCCAAACACACCTTCATATTTACCTGAATCAATTACCGGAGACTCAAAATCTGGATATTCGTCCTGACGAACAAGCTCGTAGCCTTCTCGCAGTCTTGCCGAAATGTTTTTGGAGTCATTAAAACCCCTTACTTCGGCGCGTATCCAACGATGTTTGTAGCCCTCTGGTGCAGGCGGTGCATCTAACATAGATGGGGGAGCCCAAGGCTTACGCCTTCCCTGTTTCTCCCTTGACGCTGTTTCACGTGAGGAGCGCGTAATGCCCTCAAAGCCTTTCTTCTCTTCGGACATATCCTTACTCCTTAACGTATTTCGCGTATTCTTCAAGCGGCACTCCCAATTTTTTAGCAATTGCTACTTGGGTCTGAGAGAGTTTGACCCTTTTACCACTGCGCCCAGATGCTGTGGAGCGTGACACCCCAGCCACGTTCTGAGCGGGCTTGCGACTAGGTGATTGCTCTTCTCCAAATTTATGCGGGAACTCCCGCTTAATTCTAGAGTCAAGCTCATTATAATAGTCATTGCTCTGAGGATCAAATCCTTCATCCTCAATAAGTTTTTTATGAATTCCAAACGCGGCAAAAGTCATCGCCTCATCGTTCCCAAACCAAGAGTTTTTCTCTGCCCATTGCTCTGCTTTGGGATCGGGTCGTTGGGGCTGTGGGGGCGCGGCCTGCGGGACAGGTTGTGCCACAGGCTGTTGTGGCTGATTGGCCCTAGCTTCCGCTTGTCGTTGTGCCTTAGCGTACCCGTCTGCCGCAATAGTAAGATTAGTTAGCTCTTTTTGGGCTTGTACCGTTCCATCGGGGTCGCCTAGCTCTACAGCACGTCTAAGGTTTGCTTCTGCCTGTTGTTGCTGTATAGATATGCGCTGACCATATTCATTCATGAACCCTTGGTCTAAAGTTTGCATACGTTGGCGAACTTTTTCTGCTTCCGTTTGCACATTTTTAGCATATTGAAGAGCTTCTTCTCGCTCTCGTTCCGCATCTCGCATTTTTTTAGTCAGGCGATTAATGCGCTTTTGAACAGATTCGCTGTATTGCTCCACCTCCGAATCTTCGGTAGCAGGAGCTTCCTCAACAACGTCTATTTCTGGTCCAGATGTTCCACGTGGAACATCTTTTTCTTCGGGTTGCTCAAGCTCCACTTCGGTAGCTTCCGCATCCCCTACATCTAGCTCAAATTGAGCTTCTTCTGCCGCATCGGCCATACCATACCTCCTTACAGGCTAAGAATGTCTTCCGGATCATCAATTACAGCAAGGACTTCATCGTCGTTCAAAATCCTGCATTCCCCGCCATTAATACGGAACCGTGAACCGGCATAGCGGGCAAAAACAACCCACTGTTTTTCGGTACACCACGGACCATCTGGGAATTTTTCGGTATCTTTGTAGCAAAGAGGGCCTTGCTTGACGACATATCCCACCACTGTCTGAATTTGAGAGTCGTTCAGAACCTGTGTTGGGAGATATATCCCACCTTCCGTGGTTTCCTTACCTCGGTACGGCAAAATCAACATTCGCCAACCAGTAGGTTGGGGCATTCTTTCCAAAAGACTTTTATCCATGGCTTCTGGATCTAAGACTTTGGGTTGGGGCGCTTTGTAAAGAGCTTGGACGCCTTCTGCGGCGGCATCTAAGTCTATTTTTTCAGCTACATCAGTCATTGAGTTGCTCCTGTTTTTCTAGCAGGCCCGAGAGTTCCTGTGCAATAAAATTTAAAGCCGATATTTCGCCCATCAAGTTTTGATATTGCTCTATCGACTTAACATGGTTGTTTTCTAACAACTCTAAAATCTGAGTACGGCGTTCTTTTATGGCTCTTTGAATAAATTGAGCTAAGTATAAAGAATCCACATGCGCTCCATCTTAGAATATCTTATCTATATAACATGACATTCTTAAAGGGGCAACTAATATGTCCACATAACAGGCCCTGTCGTGCGAATATCAACGTGAACAAACATTTTTGCCACGCCAATGCCGCCAAAACCCAGCTTGATTGCTTCTTGTACGATTTTGTAACGCTCTATGCCGTTTTCAACGTGTATGTCTGCCGCGATGCCTTGTGCATGAGTTCCGGGCTTGACTTTTACGCGCTCAAGGCTGTGATCGGGGGAGCGATACCCCGAAGTGATATAGAAAGGAAAACCGCAAGCGTCTCGGAGATTATCTAAAGCTTGCAAAAACTCGGGGGTTATCTTGTTTTCTCCGGTTTCGGAGCAAACAAACTCCTCCTCAGAAAAATATTGATACGTCATTCTTTTTTGCCAGATCCTAAAAATAACCCGAAAGATCCCGTTAACGCTCCGGTCATAACGGACACTAGCCCCGCTTGTTCTAAGCTTGGATCGGGGATATCCATAAACCACTCAACCACGCGATAAGTCATGCCGATCATGGCGAACATAAAGAATCGTGGTAAAAATCTCCAACGGTCTATTGTCTCTGGAGTAATCATTTTTCTCTAGAAATACCTTTGGTTTTTTCAAAAGTTCGCAAGCCACCTAACCCCAACATACCTAAAAGGACGGTGAGGAGGCTTTCCATTTCAAACGCAGGTAGCGGAGGGGATTCAATACCAGAATAAGCAATAACAAAGACAACCAAAGGCTGGCCCACAAAATGCCAAGCCAAAGCAATACCGCAAGTCCAGCCAACAAATGGACGCCAGCCCGCCACAAACATGTTTTTGTGGGCGGCTTCCGTTTTGTTAATTTCAATTTGACCCTCTGCAAGCTGTTGAGCATGGCGCTCAGACATGGTGGCAATTTCATGCGCTAGCCTCGCTCGCTCATCCGCGTCAGGTATAAACTTGTCTAGCAGTCCTGTAACAGGGCCAATTAAAGCATCTAACATTAAAATCCCGTTAAGGCCGTTTGGATCTGAGAAGGGGGTATGCCGAAATAACTTAAAGCCCCTATGCCTTGATCTACCGGTGGAATCATTCCTTGATTGTAGAACTGCTCATAACGGTACGCGTCCAACATCTCAGGAGTGGGCGGAACATAGCCCACAGGAGGGTCGCTCGGAAATTGCGCCAAATAAGGGTTGTCCATTGGCGGAACAACGGTAGGCACTGTATACGAGGAACCGCCCCCTCCCCCAGAGGAAACTACGCCTCCTCCCGGTTGC